CTTAAGTCGTGGACTAAGCAGGATTGGAGAACTAAAAGTGGTAAACCTTCTACGCAAGGTCCAAAGGCTACAGGAGAACGTTACTTGCCAGCTAGTGCTATTAAGGCTATGGGTGCTGGGACGTATGCGGCATCTTCAGCAAAGAAAAGAGCGGATACAGCAAAAGGTAAGCAGTTCTCTAAGCAACCTAAAAAAGCGGCTAAGGCTGCGAAACCGTACAGAAAGATGACATGAAAAAACTTACAGAAAAACAGCAGAAGTTTATAGATGTTTTATTTGAGGAAGCTAAGGGTAATCCTGTAGAGGCTAAACGTCTTGCTGGTTATGCAGATTCTGTATCTTCTACAACCATTACAGGTGTTCTTCAGGATGAAATCTATGAAGCTACTAAACGTTACATTGCTTCTTCTGGTACACGTGTTGCATATGGTATGATGGAAGTATTTAATGACCCTACACAGCTAGGCAATAAAGAAAAGATAGCAGTAGCTAAGGACTTTCTAGATCGTGCAGGATTTGTAAAAACAGATAAGATAGAAGTAAAGGCTGAAAGTCCTTTATTTATTTTACCAGCTAAAAATGAAAACTAATAAGACTTGGAGGCTACCTCCACCAGAGAAACTAAGTAGTGGCCTTCAATGGTTTCCTGTCGTCCGTGTAGGCAGGGTAGTGCCTTTTGGTTACGAGCAAGACCCTAATGATGAAGACATACTACTACCTCTGACTGAGGAGTTAGAAACACTAGAACTAGCAAAGAAACACCTTAAGCAATACAGCTACAGGGATGTTGCAATTTGGTTAAGCGAACAAACCGGCAGATCAATCTCTCATGTCGGACTAATGAAAAGAGTAAAACTTGAGCGAAAACGTAAGACAGACGCTGAAAATGCACGGTACTACGCCCAGCGCTACAAAGAAGCGGAAGCAAAAGCGAGGCGTCTTGAAGAAGAAAGATTCGGTTCAATTAGAAAAGAAACCGAAGACAGTTCCAGCGACAGTACTGCCAGAGCCGATTGAAATAGAAAAGGCTCAAGAAGTTATCTTTGAGGCTAATCCCGGCCCTCAGACAGACTTTCTTTCAGCTTCAGAACAAGAGGTTTTATACGGAGGAGCAGCAGGTGGGGGTAAGTCTTTTGCTATGTTGGCTGATCCTGTTAGGTATTTTAACAATCCTCTGTCTAATAAACTTTTAGTCCGCAGAAGTACAGAGGAACTAAGAGAACTTATATCTGTTTCAAAGCAATTATATCCCAGAGCAATTCCGGGAATTAAGTTTTTAGAAAGAGAAAAGACTTGGATAGCTCCTTCTGGTGCGTCTTTATGGTTAAGTTATTTAGATAGGGATGATGATGTTTCTAGGTATCAAGGACAAGCTTTTAACTGGATTGGTTTTGACGAACTTACCCAATGGCCTACACCTTTTGCTTGGAATTATATGAGGTCACGACTACGTACTACTAAGAACAGTGGACTTGATCTTTATCAAAGGGGAACTACAAATCCCGGAGGAGCAGGTCATCAATGGGTTAAGAAAACTTTTGTAGACCCTGCACCGCATAATACTAGCTTTGACGCCACTGATCCAGAAACACAAGAAGTTATAGCTTGGCCTAAAGGACACTCAAGAGAAGGTGAACCTTTATTTAAACGTAGGTTTATTCCTGCTACTTTGTTTGATAACCCCTACCTTGCTGACGATGGTATGTATGAAGCTAATCTGCTGTCTCTACCTGAGCATCAACGTAAGCAACTGCTTGAAGGTAACTGGGATGTAAATGAGGGTGCTGCTTTTCCTGAGTGGAACCGTAACGTACACGTAGTAGAGCCTTATGAGATACCTAGTAGTTGGGCAAAGTTTAGAGCGTGTGACTATGGTTATGGTTCTTACACAGGAGTAGTATGGTTTGCTGTAGCACCTGACGAACAGCTTGTAGTCTATAGAGAAATGTATTGCTCAAAGGTCATAGCTACTGACCTAGCTGATATGATTTTAGAAGTAGAAGAAGGTGAAAAGATTCGGTATGGAGTTTTGGACTCTTCTTTGTGGCATAATCGTGGTGATACTGGCCCATCTCTTGCTGAACAAATGATTATGAAGGGTTGTAGATGGAGACCTTCTGATAGGTCCAGAGGCTCTAGGGTAGCAGGTAAAAACGAACTACACAGACGTTTACAAGTAGATGACTTTACGGAAGAACCTAGATTAGTATTTTTTGAAACTTGTACTAACACTATCAGTCAAATACCTGCATTACCCTTAGACAAGAACAACCCTGAAGATGTGGACACACACGCAGAAGACCACTTGTATGATGCACTACGTTACGGTATAATGACAAGACCTAGAAGCAGTCTATTTGATTTTGACCCTTCTACACAAAACTCTGGGTTTCAAGCAGCAGACCCTACATTCGGATATTAAGGAAATATTATGGAAGAAGACTATATTGAGAACTCTATGGAATCAGAGCAATCTTCAGCTATTGAGGATGTAAAAGAGTCTGCGTATAACGACCCTAAGTCTGGTAATATTTATAATTACGTTCGTGAAAAATATAGTAAAGCTTCTGATGCAAGAGAAACAGAAGAAAACCGTTGGCTAAAGTCTTATCAAAACTATAGAGGTATTTATGGACCTGATGTACAATTCACTTCTACGGAAAAGTCTCAGGTATTTATTAAGGTTACTAAGACAAAAGTTCTTGCCGCATATGGACAGATTGTAGAAGTACTCTTTGGAAATCACCGTTTTCCTATTAGTGTTGACCCTACTACTTTGCCTGAAGGTGTAGAAGAAGCAGTACACTTTGAGGCTGATGATAAACTTAAAAAAGCACAAGAAGCTTCTCCTGAAGATATGAAACTAAAACCGGGCGAAACCACACCTCAATTTAAAGAACGTCTTGCAGGGCTACAAAGTACACTTGCCCCTGTAATGGATAATTTAAAAGAAGGTCCAGGAAAAACTGCCACTGCTATTACTTTTCATCCTGCAATGGTTGCAGCTAAAAAGATGGAAAAGAAAATACACGATCAGCTAGAAGAGTCTAACGCCAATAAACAATTACGTGTAGCTGCATTTGAAGCTGCTTTGTTTGGTACTGGCGTTATGAAAGGTCCTTTTGCGGTAGATAAAGAATATCCTAATTGGACAGACTCAGGTGAATATTCCCCTACTATAAAAACAGTACCATATACAGCTAGTGTATCTCTTTGGAATTTTTATCCTGATCCTGATGCATCTAATATGGATGAAGCTGAGTATGTAATAGAACGTCACAAAATGTCTCGTAGTAAGATTCGTGGACTAAAACAACGTCCTTTCTTTAGAAAAAATGCTATTGATACTGCTATCTCTTATGGAGAAAACTACGTAAAAGAGTGGTGGGAACAAGCAATGGAGGATGACGCCCAAGAGTCAAAAGCAGAACGCTTTGAGGTTCTTGAGTTTTGGGGTATGATTGACACTGAGATGTTAGAGAATCATGACATTGATGTACCAAAAGAAATGAAGGATTTAGATCAAGTTAGTGTAAACATCTGGACCTGTAATAATCAAGTATTGCGATTAGTTATGAATCCATTTACTCCTTCTACTATTCCCTACTACGCTGTTCCTTATGAGCTAAACCCTTACAGTCTGTTTGGTGTAGGTATTGCTGAAAACATGGATGATACACAGACATTGATGAATGGCTTTATGCGTATGGCTGTGGACAATGCTGCACTGTCAGGTAATATGGTAATAGAAGTAGACGAAACTAACCTAGTTCCGGGACAAGATTTAAGTGTATATCCCGGAAAAGTCTTTAGACGTCAAGGGGGTGCGCCGGGACAAGCTATTTTTGGCACTAAGTTCCCTAACGTATCTAACGAAAACATGCAGATGTTTGACAAGGCCAGAGTTTTAGCTGATGAATCTACGGGTTTTCCTAGCTTCGCTCATGGTCAGACAGGAGTTCAAGGTGTCGGACGTACAGCTTCTGGCATTAGTATGCTCATGTCTGCTGCTAATGGTTCTATACGGAATGTAGTTAAGAATGTAAATGATTATCTCCTAGGTCCACTAGATAAAGCATTCTTTAGTTTTAATATGCAGTTTAACTTTGATGAAGATATCAAAGGTGATCTTGAAATTAAAGCACGTGGTACTGAAAGCCTGATGGCTAACGAAGTACGTAGTCAACGTTTAATGCAATTCCTTGGTGTGGTACAGAATCCTGTACTAGCTCCTTTTGCTAAGATGGATTACATCATACGTGAGATTGCTAAGTCTATGGACCTTGATCCTGACAAGCTGGTTAATAACATGGGTGATGCTGCAGTACAGGCTGAGATACTTAAAAAGTTTCAAGCAGAAAACCCAGAGCCACCTAAACCACAAGCAGCACCACAGGGAGGTCCACAGAAGCCACCAGCGGGGGCACAGGTACAAGACACCCAAGGCAGCGGTGGGGGTACTATAGGAACAGGCTCGGTGCCTACACCGGGAGAACAGGGCTTCTCAGCTAATAAAGGACCAATGCAGTGAGTTTAAAACTACTGGTGAACAACAAAGAAGCATGGGATGCTTTTGAAGCAGAACTAGATGAACGTATTCAGGCAAGTTACAAAATGTTTTCTCAGTCAGATGAAGAGCATGTAATGTATAGGCTGCAAGGTCAGGTACATGCCTTGAATGCACTAAAGCAACTTAGACTAAAGGTTAATGCTAATGGCTAAGGATACAGTAGAAGAGCAAACACAAAAAGCTTTTGCACCTAAGTCTGCTGCTGACTTGTACAGAGAACAACAGACAACTACTGGTAGGCAAAAAGGTACAGGTGTAGGAGATTTAATAGTAGAAGGTGTTTCTGATACTGTAAGCGCAATTAGAGAAGACCCTAAAGGCGCAGCTATGGGTGTTGTTACAGGTTTAAAAGATGAGTTTAACGAGTTTCGTAGTGACCCAAAAGAATATGTTAAAGACGCAGTTGAGGGTGCAGTTACTGGCACTGTAAATTTTCTTACAAAAAATGAAGAAGACCGTCTACTAGAAAAGTTTGGTAAAACGTTTAAAGAAGCTACCAATGAGCAAGTTACAGAAATAAGAAAAGATACTTTGTCAGATGCTATGATTGCTGCAGGGGTAATTCCCGGAGTTGGTCAAGCTGGTAAAATAACAGGTAAAGCTTTGTATAAAGCTACTGGCCCCGGAGGTGCATTTGAGTATGATCCAACTCAACTCAATATGTTTATTGGGCCTAATGCTAAAAACCCACCTACAGAAAATTTAAAAGAAGCTTTTGAAGCAGACGGGTTTGATATGACTGGTTATGATACAGTACCTATAGAAACTCTACTAAGAATCGTTGACGGTGATCTTTTTCGTCAAAAAAAAGACCCTACTTATCAACTACGCTTACCTAATACTCTAAAAGCTTTAGGAGAAAACGGTTGGTTTAAAGGTACAGACAAAAAGTGGAAGTTTGAGATTTCAGATAAGTCTGCTACATTTGGCGATAACCGTGAAATTGAACTAAAACAAAATATTCTAAACAGGTTGGCAATGCCTAAGTCTGAAATAGACAACTTAGATTTTTCTGACCCTAAGATTACATTACCTTCTTCTAGTGCAGCAGTACCTTTAGGTTATCTTCTTAAACACAACACTCTTTATTCTCAGTATCCAGATTTAGCAGGTTATCCCATAGTTGTAGATTCTGATCTTGCTGGTAAAGCTACTCAAGGATATCAAAACTCAAGGGGTTTTATTGCAGTAAGTCCTGATGTATTAAACGATCCAAAAAAACTTAAAAGTATTTTATTACACGAAATAATGCATTCTATTCAAGATGAAGAAGGTTTTGGTCAAGGTACATCTATGAAAAATAGTGATGTACGTAAATTTTATGACTTTCAGACAAACCTGCCAGAAGCAAAAGCAGAGTGGTCAGATTATTATAAAGCTATTAATGTTCATGAAAAAGATGTTACATTAAAAACTAAAAATTTAAATAAAAATTTAAAAGATTTTATAGAAGAAAATGGAACTTCTGGGACAATAGATGATCTTCAGGAAATTATGGAAGATGCAGAAAGACTAGATTTTTTTATTGAAGCTTCTAAAGTTTTGGGGTCTGACAGTGTTCTTTTAGAGGGTAGAGACCTTACTAAATATACACAAAGATCATCAGATTTATTAAACAAAATTATTGGAATAGAATTTGTAAATAAAGATGGTTTTTTTGATATTTCTGGCAAAGAAAAATTGTATAAAAGGTTTATGGAAAAAATAAATGTTGATCCTTTTGAAACAGATTTTCCAGACTTAGATTATTTTGAAGTTATAGGTGTACCTGAGTTTAATAAACCTTTACCTAAGTACTTAGACCCTGATGGTAATTTTGATTATAGTCAAAGGTATGATATTTATCGCCGTAAAATGGGTGAAGTAGAATCTCGTTTAGTATCAGATCGTATGAATTTAGACGAAAGCGAAATAAAAACTGAACCATTAAATCCTGATGTACCTCCCGATGAACAATGGTCTGATTCTACTCTTTCTCTAGATATGTATTTACAAAATGCTAAAAATCAAAAAAATAAAAGACGTACTACAGGAATTAAATTTCTTCCAGAAGATAAAAATAATAGTTCTAGTGATACAAGTCAAAACGATAAAGCAATCTCAAGATTTAGAACAGATATACCTGCTGAGGTATATGACGCATTTGAACAGACCGCTAATACTCAAAGAGGCGAACCAGAGCTTGCCATGACGTCAGTTCAAAAACAACTAGGTGGTGGCATACTTAGTGTAGCGGTAGAACATGTGGGTGATTTAACTCACAGAATGTCTGAAAAGGGTGCTGTATACGGTTCTGAGTTTGTATCC